CAAGGCGATAAACTGCCTGGACAGACGATACTCTACCTTTAAGGTAGATAGGCTTAACATCGAAGCCGTTGAAATAGTGGGCACCACAGCTTTCACGAAAAGGTGAGTCGTAATGACTTTTCCTCGTGTTAACTACAAAGCCGTAGAAGCTCAGTACTTCTGACAGTAGCGAGAAAACCGACGTCGGTATTATGACGTCGTCCCCATACACGCTGACCAAACTTTGGTCTTCGTGCAGAGCTTCTGTGCAGCAAATTGCGACTGCATAGAAGATGAGAGACTCTAAAGAAAAGGTGAACCCGTTCCCCATACTGGAGAACTTAGCCCACCGAATAACTTCCTCTTTGAGTCCATCTCGTTTAATGATGCCGTATTTGGTCCGACAACTATCCATTACGGAGTACCATCGAGGGGGCAAAAGCTCCCGAACGACAGAGGCCGCAATAGAGTCACTAGCCGAGGACAAATCAACAGTTGCGACGAGGCCCGTTTCTGAGCCAAGCCGTGCCAACCGTTGGTTTCTGCCCTGGTCGTGTAAGTCGATACCAAACCGAAGAAGGCGCCTATTGATCATTTCGCCAATCGATTTCTGAAACCAGAGATTGATCCCAGGTTCTATGGCGATAACTCGATCCGTTGTTGCATCCTTCGGAACAGTGATAACTTTGCTCCCTACCTGAAATTCGGGGTATTTAGTTCCGAACGCCAGGTGCCGGGCCCACAGGGGATAAATCTTTCCCATGAGATCGGGGGGGATTAAAGAGTAGAGGTCACGCGTTATACCAGTTTCACACTGGAATTTTCTTGATGAACTAGCGTCCGCACGTTTGATTAACGTACTCGCACCAGGACCCCAGTCAGACGACGACGCAAATTCTTCAGCATCGAATTCGCCGAGAATCGCCTCGATTTTTCGAACAACTGCATGATGCAATTGCACGTGCTCACTTGTATAAAACTCGTGAGTAGCGAGGTTAGCAAAGCGTACATTCGATTGCTTACACAGATCTTCGTATTTTTTGAATTTCTGTAAGGCCACTTCCTCAAGGTCCGCTCCCAGGTTAAGTCCTGTGAACTTTGAAAGAAGTTTAGTGGCCGCATAAGCATCCCGGACATCCGCAAAACTGTTATAGTCGAGCGGATCAAACTCCAAGTTTGCCAGTTGGTCATGCTCATTGTTTTGATACATGAGCCAAACGGCTAGTGAACGAGGACAATCCAGGGACCGTAATACTGCGCCGATAGCACGAGCTTCAAGCTTCGGGTCTACGCGGTACTTTAGCAATCCTTTCAAGAATTGCTTTCCACACACATCATGAGACATGGAGGTACTCCTTTGAGTTAAGAAAAATCATCCGCAAATCCTGAGGTTACCCCCAGGGCGCGTCGAAATTCTCGATTGCGTTACGAAGGGGCGACACAGTAGCATCACTGGGAGCGCCGTCCGAAGCCGTAATCGTTGCCATATGCAATGACATGACAAGGTCGAGCAATGCTTGCCTCTCCCACGCCAGACCACGCTCTGGTAACAACCACTCACCCGAGAACATGTGCGAGTATGCCACCTGAGGTGCCGGCGTAAAGCCGGTAGCTGTAGATGGGCTCGCCACTTCCAGGGAAGGGAGCACCACATTTGCGGACACTCTGTATATCCGACTCGCCTTGTTAGGTGGCCGGACACGCAAAGTGACCGAAGGGTAACCGATGGCGATTCCGCCAGAACGGTCAACCCACCGCGCGACGCCAGGAGCCGTAAAGCCCTCAGGGTCGAAGGTTCTTGTAACGCCGATCGCCGCATCACCCACCGTCTTGTGAACCGAATCCATCCGATTCGCAATCAAGGCGAGTGACACAGCTCCGGCGAGTTTCATGGAGGCTAAAGCCGACATGGTAATACCTTTCCAAGGTGTTACGTTAGAACTGGCCTAAACTATCTGCCGTAGAATCGCTGGCCACTAAAGGCCACCCTCATCAAAGCAAGGGCATTAAGTGCGTGTGTGGGGGATATCGGGTTTTTCCACGAGGGTCGCGTCATGCTCGGAAATTCGGTCAGCTTCAACCGATCGAACAGAACAGCGTCTCGCGAATAATTGCCAGTCCTCCAATGCACCCGTGTAGCGTCTTCTTCGTAGAAATCCACGTTCTGATGTGCAGTCTGTCTCGTGAACCGAGTTTCGAACCCATCAACAAAAGAGAGCCCTTCCCAGTGTTTTAAACCGGTTAGATACTCTCCAATGGGCAAGAACCAGTCAACGACGAAGCTGTACGGTATGAGCTCCCACGCTAGGCTTATGGGATTATTAAAACCGATCTGCGACAGAAACGCCGACAGCGGTTCACCAATCCTGTATCTCATTCCAAACTTAATTTCTGTTTGGGTTATGAGCATCCAGTTCCCAGAAGATGTCTTTTCTCCCGGAACTATCAGCGGTCCACCTTCGGAATTTGTTACTGTCGAAGAAGAGCGCGCTGTTTGCACCATAAAAGTCCCGCTGTTAAGATAAGCAAGACTCTTAGCGGCACCGTGGACATCCTGAAGTAAAGGCTTCCACCCATACTGTAACTCGAGCCAGTTCTTACTGGCAGAGTTCATAACGGTGTATCGGCCTGGATCCTGTCTTTTTAGGATCCCTCCAGGTCCCGGGACGTACG